CTCTCGGACGCGATAAGGTCAGCGCGATAATCAGCGCTTTCCTGCTCGAACTCGAAAAAGCCGGCTACTATGCCGGACTCTATATGTCGGCATACAGCCTTGAGCATTGCACCACTGACTATATCAGACAGCGCTTTACAGTCTGGGTGGCGAATTACGGCGTTCAGAAACCCACATATTCCGGCGCTTATGGTATGTGGCAGAAGTCCAACACCGGCAGCGTCACCGGAATCGCCGGAAATACAGACCTCGATGAGTGCTATATGGATTATCCGAAGATCATCAGGGATTCCGGAAAGAACGGTCTCGCCAAGCCGTCTGAACCGAAGAAGAAGTCCCTCAAGGTCACCGTGGAGCTGGATGACCATTTGTATTCGGGACTGCTGGAGGAGCAGTAATGCTTGACTTTATCCGGACTGCTGTGCTATAATGTAAGCAGAAAGTGAAAGGGGTGCGGAAATGAACATCATAAAATACCCGACTGGTGAAGCCGTGGACAGGGCTATAAACGAGGATGAGCCGCTGCTGGCACTCATCTCCTTCGACGGGAAAGAGGCTATAATCAGCCAGATAGACGAGGCAATGGAACACCATATCCTGCTCTCTAAGGTCGGACGCAAAGACACGGATATCGACAGCTTTTTCCGCATTGTTCTGGACAGGAGCGGCGCTGACTGGACCTTTGTGTGTCCGCCGGACTATAAGAACATCCCCTTCAAAGACAAGCGGATAGAGGCTTTCTATAAGGACGGATTTGCGGTAATTTCCGGCTTTCTCCACTCTATCGGATATCTTGTGGGCATCAACATCCCCAAGCGCTACAGCCGGCATCTGAACGTGCTCGGCAGCGATAACTATAACTGAGCATCCCCCTCTGAGGAATTTGCCTCGGAGGGGGATTTTGTGTTTATTCTTCATCGTTCAGCCACTCTGCTACTGCGGCTATGTACAGTGAGTTTGAGGGGACATCATCTGATCCTTGCAGGCTGTTGCTGAATATTTCCTTTGACAGCTCACGGTCACGGCGATGCCAGCTTTCCTTTATTGCCGATCTGGCTGCCCGCTCGACTGCTGCTGAGGTCGTGCCAAATTCTTCCGCAAGCTTCGGATAGAGCAGCTGCGACAGGTTAGTCACTGACCTCGGATCGCGCATGCAATATGCGATCCCTTTTTTTATGTACTGGTACCCCTTGACACTCGGCTGGTTCCCCAGTAACATCAGTATTCTTGAAATTCTGCGCCCGATATTCATAATTGCTCCTTTCAAAATATCGAGTAACGTAATGACATCTGATGCCGTGTCCATTTTCGTGTCCATTTTATTGCAGAAATCATTAATATCCGCTTTGTTTTCTTAAATCTCACAAAGAATATGGAAATAAAAAATCTGCTATAAATCGCGAGAATTTGTGCATCGCCGAATTATAGCAGATTCCTTGTTTGGTGGAGGCGAGGGGAATTGAACCCGCAGAATCCACTTAAAATTCGGCTATTTTACGTTACTCATTCGAGTTTGTGTCCGTTTTTGTGTCCGTTTTATCAATGATATTCATAAAAAACTCATCAACAGCATTATCGACGAGCTTTCTTTCCGAGGAAAAAGTATGCTGATAGACAGACTTCATGATATGAGGACTGCTCCAGCCGCCGCGCTCCATGGCGTACTTGTCGGGAATGCCGAGCATCAGCATAGTTGAAGCGTTCATGTGTCTGAGATCATGGAAGGTCATGTGAGCGATACCGTTGGACTGAAGCAGCCTTGAGAATCGCTTGTAGATAGCCTGACCGCTGAGAACAGTGAAGTGTTCCTGTTCCTCCGGGAGGCGGCTTATGAGTTCCATGATATAAGGCGAGAGACTGATCTGACGTGTGCTGTCGAAGGTCTTGGTAGAATCCTTGGTGATGTTCTGTCCTTCGACGGTAACGACAGTCTCATGGATAGTGAGGATATTGCCGTTCAGATCTGATCGCTTAGCACCTCTGATCTCGGACATACGCATACCTTCCCACAGGGCAAGCATGCAGGGGAGTTCGATCTCAGATCCGATAACAGCAGCAACTACCTGTTCGGCAGGCGGGAGCTGCTTTATTTTTTTCTGCATCTTCGGGAGAGTCGTGTGCAGGACTGTTCCCGGAGAATAAGTGTTGAGTACGGAGACCAGGAGTCCGTGAGCATTTCTGACCGTCTTAGGCGAATAGGTCAGCGCCAGCATGTTCATGTGCTTCTGGACGTCGAGCTGAGTGAGCTTGCTGACCGGCAGCGGACACAGTTCACTGAGACAGTTCCTCCGGCATTTCCTGTATCCGTCGATAGTGGTCGGACTCAGGATGTTGACCTTGCTGTTGATGTAATCATCAATGCACTCACCGACTGTCCTGCTGTCGGCGTTTACTTTTTTGCCTCCGAGCCATTCCAGAGCAGCAAGCTCGGCTTCTCTTTTTGTAGGAGCCGTGAAGGACTGCCTTTTCCCGGTCTCGGGATCGGTCACTCTCACGCGGTAATTGCCGGACGGCAGCTTCTGTGCCTTTGCCATGGTATCACGCTCCTTTCTATTTCCTATGCTCGGAAATATAGTTTTCAAACTGCTCAAACACACGCTTTTCGAGTTCGGATGCGAGAAAGGCATCTCTTTTGTAAAGCACCCGCATACGCTCTGCGCGAATACGGGCATCTTCAAGCGAGATGCTGCAAACTCTTGCAATATCGTCGGTGGAATGCAGTCCAAGTCCCCAGAGTACGCAGGCAGGTGCAAGAATACCCATTGCGAAGCGTTCGGCTTGATACTCTTCAGGAGCTTTCGGATCCGCTCTTGTTCCACTTATGCGTGTGTGCATCTGCCCGTTCTGGAGGTGCCCGAGGAAAATGTGTCCAAGTTCATGCCCCATTGTATACCTTTGTACTTGAAGTGAATCAGCTCCATTTACAATAATATTATACTGTCCGTCTTTGATAAAAGTAATCCCTCTTTCATCGTCAGCAAAATAATCGTTGCCGATATACCTCAAAAGTTTGATGTTATTAGCACGGCATATATCAGAGAACGACAGCGGCAAGGATGTGATATTGTTATCTATAAGAAAACGCCACGCAGCGTCGCGCGTCTGCTTGTAAATATGATAGCTGCTCATGCATCATCAACCTCTACAACGTTTTGGAATATACTTTCCGGAGGTGTTTCTGGAATTCTCTGACCGCCTCCGGTTATTCTTGCAGCTGCCTCAAGTTTTTTAACTTCGATGTCATGTTTGGCATTGCAGCGTCTGTATTCAACGTCAAGGATACTATCAACGGCTTTTTTGCCGTAAGTGTCAAGTTTGAAATAATGCAGCAAATCCCTATTGCTGTTAATCATGATTTCATCTGCTTTTGAATAGTTGGAATTAATTGATTCAATATACTTTAAGTGTTCATCTAAAAAAGCAAAATGTATTATACCTTTATGTTGTTTAATGGTAAGATAAAACGTATGTCCGGATTGACAATAAAACTGCCAACCTCTGCCGGTTGTTTTTTCATTATTGAAAGTAATAGTTACTGTTTTAAGAAAATCCATGTCAGTATGACCACAAACGGGACAATGAAACTCTAATTCATCTTCTTGGAAGGCGTCGTCTAAAGTAATAACATCATTCAATAAATCAGTAACATAGCAATGAAATACATCAGCAAGTTTCATCAATACTTTTATATCTGGTTCTCTATTATTATTCTCCCACATACCTATTGTTGCCTTAGCTACACCTATTTTATCAGCCAATTGCTTTTGTGTAAGATTAGATTTGGTTCTGAATTCTTTTATGCGTTCTCCTAACATAAAAATCACCTCCCAAATCTATAATATCACAATCTGTGGACATTGTCAATAAAATGTGTTGAGTTTTGTGCAAGTCTACGATTTGTAGACTTGTATCTTGACGCTGTCCACGATTAGTGGTATTATTAAACTGGTGAGAGGGGGTGAGACCATTGAAACTGAAGGCTTTACTCTGCTTTTTAAGTCTGGTAGAATACATTTTGCTTATGATTTTATATGTAGAAAATGATGCACTGATCTCTTTATTGAAAGAAAAAGAGGAGAGTATCACTGCATCGGATATCAAAAAGGAAAGACTAAAAGCGGCAAAAAGACTTTTACCGCGGCAATTGATATTCATTGCGGCAGGATTGCTTGCGGGAATAAGTCTGAACTTTTCATAGGAAAACTTTGACTACAATTTCGACCAACAGAGCAGATAGAACTCCTGCAAAAAAACTGATAATACTTAAACGGCACAGATTTTCTCTTTCATTCCTCGTCCTCCTTTTCCAAAGGTTCTATTGTCTTTAGGACAAACTCTTTAAGTAGTCCGTTCGCCTTTTTCCCCTGAGATTCAGCAACAGCCTTGAATTTCTCGGCTTGTTCTTTCTTGACTTTGCAGCCGAGGGTGGTCATATGCTCTGCGTCCCACTTATCACGAGCTTTTTTCTGAGATTCCTTTATCATAGTTTCACCTCCCTTTATTATATTATATCACAAAAGAGGAAAAGTTAACAGTAGAAATATTCACATAAATATACGGTTAACTTTGTTGAATTTGCCAATTGATTTATACGGTAAACCGTAGTATAATATATTCATGGAAGGAGGAAAAGACCGATGGAAAAGTTCATCAAAAAAATAGAACAGCTTGAACGAATCCTAAAAGGAATCGACAAACTGCTCTACAGGTTGATTCAGATCGCTGGCACGATCGGAATCCTGATCATGGCTGTAAAGTCATGGTTCACCTGAAAAAGAACCTACAGCCGGGGGCGAAAGCCCCTTGCTGTAAGTGTATCACAATTCGGAAAGGAAGTCAAGTATTATGAAGAAAATTATTAAGGTTATCGGACTTGCACTACTGGGATTAGCGGAACTTGCAGTTCTCATTTCGGCTGCGCTCTACTGGCTGAGGTAAGAATATGGAAAGACCATTATTATCAAAACTGTGTTCAGAGCTTGGGATAAGCCTCTATAGAGATATGGATTCAGGTTATTTTGAAGAAGCAGATCAGCTGGCGGTATACTACATTCGCAAGGGAACACCGAGCATTGTGCTGAACGGGAAATATAAGTTGCAGGACATTGAAATAAGGGCAATATGTTACGGAATAGCAATGTTTACTTACGAAGAATTTCCGCCAAAAGGTAAAGCATATATGATTACTCAGAGTGACGTTCTATTTAATCATGATAAAGTTGGCTTGTTTGGGCACAACTTATTTTCACTTTATAAAAAACGTTTAGCTGAATATGAAAACGAAAGGAAAGAAACTAAAATGAATGAACTGATAAAGATCAACACTGACAACGCTGACCGCCCTACAGTAATGGGCAGAAAGCTTCACGAGGCTCTTGAAATCAAGGCAAGATATACTGACTGGTTCAAGAGAATGTGCGAGTACGGATTTACCGAAAATTCGGACTTTATATTGGTTACTCAAAAATGTGAAACCAATAATCCTAAGAATCCTTACACCACAATCACCGACCACCAGCTCACACTTGACATGGCAAAAGAGATCTGTATGATACAGCGGAGCGAGATCGGCAGGAAATGCAGACAGTACTTCATTGAGGTCGAGAAGCAGTGGAACACACCTGAAGCGGTAATGGACAGAGCACTCAAATATGCAGACCGGAAGATAAAGCAGCTTGAAGCTGAGAGACAGAATGCACCGATCAGCGCACAGCAGCTTAGTACTCTTCGCGATGAAATACAGATTAAGGCAATAGACCTCTGCGGTTCAGGCAGACTTTACAATGACATAGGACCAACAATCAGGCTGGCTATAATGGATGAGCTTATGGAAACAATGAATGTTGACGAGCTTTCGTGCATTATGGTATGGCAGTTCGACAAGTCCGTAGAGCTGTGCAGACTATTCAAGCCTGCACAGGAGCTGAGAGAGTTCATAAATAAAAGTCGGCTTGGTATAAAAGGAGGTAATATAATTGAAAACAATTGAAAACACTCTTGTCCGCCTCAGAGTAAAAAGCGGCATGACACAGGCGCAGCTTGCAGATAAGCTGCACACATCAAAGTCAACTATAGGTATGTGGGAGCAGGGACTTCGTAAACCCGGCATCGTTACTCTCAAGAAGCTTTCAGAAATATTTGAAGTAACAACTGATGAGCTATTGGAAGACATCACTACTGATAATCAGAAAGGAGCAAGCACATGAAACAGATCATAGACATCATACTGGACGTGATCCAGATCATACTCAGCCTTGAGATCATAGGAATACTGACAACCGAAAACGATGACAGAGGGAGGTGAGTTTATGCCGAAGGTAGTATTGACTGAGCATCAGAGGGAAGTCGAGCGTCTGCGGAGCAATCTGGAAAAGGTGCAGGGGAAGCGGACTAACGATGAAATGGGAAAGCTTATCGGACGCAGCGGAGTTACATATGCAGCCCGTCTGCGGGATCCTGAAATGCTGACGCTGAGGGAAGTGAGGATGATATGCGACTACTTCCGGATTGACCGGGCGAAGTTCATGACCTCGCTTATGGAGCTGACGTGATGTACGAACTCGGAATTATCCTCATAGTCGCCCCGCTGACCTTCATAGTCCTGCCGAACATTTTGGTGCCGTTCATGCACTGGTGTGACGGGACGGGAGAATTCAGCCCGGAGGCTAAGTGCAGACGCAAGCTGCTGCGTAGGCTTGGACAGTGGGAAATGGAGCTCGAATGGCTCCGCGGCAGCGAGGATTCTGCTGACTACATCCACGCAGCTGAACAAGTATCAATGCTCCGGAAGGAGCTGGAGGAGGTGAATTGAATGGGACTGGCAATGACCAATGAAGAGATAGTTGTGAGATACCGTCAGGCGAAGGATAAGGGCGGACAGGTCCAGATCCTTGCAGAACTCAACGCCTGTCCGGTCGAGCGGATCATAGGCATACTTACCTCGAACGGAATAGACAACAGGTGCTTCAATCATCTGAGGGGACAGCTGAAGAAAAAGGAGACTGTCGATGCGGCTGTCGAAGCTGTCAAGGATTTTGATGCGGCTCTGAGCAAAGGGCAGCAGATAGAGAAGCCGAAGAAAGCCTATAAGAAGCCGGAGATCATACCGGCACCGCCGAAGAGAATAACAGTATCAGACGCAGTTGCGGTTATCAGGGCTGAACTCGACGACATCAGCCGTCAGCAGTATCAGCTGGATATGAGAAAAGCTGACCTGTATCAGCAGCTCTGGGATATGTTAGGAGGAATTTGATGAAAGCACTTAAACTTGAAGGAACCACCGTCACTCAGGTGGAGATAGAGAACACTCTGGAAGCCTTGCAGGCAGCTGTGAACGGCTACATAGAGACGATCGGTATCGTCCCTGGCGAAGCAGTGATGATAGTCAACGAAGAAGGACGGCTGCGTGATATGACGCCGAACCCGATAGCATCAGCGTTCGCAGGTATTGACATCGTAGGTCCTGCTCTGATCGTGGGCGTGGATGAAGATGACTTCACCGATGTGCCGGATGATGCAGCGGACGCATTGAAGAGAATGTTCGCGTGAGGTGATTGCAGTGAAAAGAGGAATAACAGTTGAGTTCGATTATAGCGATGACGGCTACTGGGTAATGAAAAAGCGTGGATCTCTTACGATAGAAGATATCGCACAGGCTATCAATGAACGCAGTGGCGAGGACAGATACTTCTTTATGATCGACACGAATGCGCCCGAAGGCTGGTATGATGATTATAACCTTAACGGCGATTATGAGCCTAAGGGTGACTGCGTAAAGGTTTACAGCTTCGATGCTATGAAGCGGCTCACAGGGGCCATAAAATAAGAAAAAAGCTCCCCGAAGGGAGCAAGTAAAAATAACCACTAATATAATACCACAGAAAGGAAGAAAAGTCAATGATAGAAGTGAAGATAGATAAAGAAAAAGGCACTAACATGTCGCTGTTACTGAAAGGCAGCACGATCGACATTGCGCGTGAATCCAGCATAATGCTTGTTGAGATAAGCAAGGCAATCTCAAAAGGATCAGGTAATTCTTTCGACGACGTATTCACCGACATAGTCGGTGTAGCGAAGCTGATGCACTTTTTCCAGACGAAGGAGGAAGAGGCTGAGAATGAGTAACGCAACAAACGAGATAGTTCCCAACGATCGGTACACAGAAGCGTGGAATTTGAATGTTCGGATATGTCAGTCAGCACAGTTGGCTCAGCAGAATCTCTATGAGGTCTGTGCTGGACTCAAAGAAATGCGCGACGGTAAGTTATATAAGGAATTAGGATATAAAAACTTCGAGGACTATTGTGAGAAGCGCGTCGGTATCAAGAGAGCTCAGGCATACAGACTGATTGACATATCGAGCAACATGTCAGAGGATTTTGTCTCATCGATGAGACAAATCGGAGTAACAAAGCTGGCACTCCTCTCACGTCTGGACGAGCCTCAGAGGGAGCAGATACAGCAAACAGTGGATGTAGAGACCACTTCCGTACGGGAGCTGAAAAAGAAAATAACTGAACTTGAAAAGGACCTGAAAACTCAACAGGACAGCAGAGATGATGAAATAGCAGGTTACAAAGAGCGTCAGGGCAAGCTGCTCACTCGGAATAAGGAACTGGTGAATGAACTTGACAGAACCGAAAAGAGATTGAATCAGATAGAAAATGATCTTGATGAAGCTAATGAGACTGTACAAAACTTATCCAGACAGCTTGAAGAACTTGAATCCCGTCCCCGTGACAGCTATGAGGATACTACCAAGATCGAAGAACTAAAAAAACAGCTTGCAGAGGCTGAGAAGCGTGCAGATGAAAACAATAGATCTGCTTACAGTGATAATGCTGTATTCAGTGCGTATGCGTCGGCTGCTACAGATGCTATGAGACGTCTTACTCAGTTTTGTGAACGTAACTGTAACAGTTCTGAAAAGATAGTATTTGCAGCTAAACTAAAAATGATCGTAACGCTCACTGAGCAGACGATAGAAAAAATAGGAGGTTAATATATGTCAGTAAAAATAAACGCGCTTGAGATTGAGAACGTCAAGCGCATCAAGGCTGTAGCTCTTGAACCATCTCAGAGCGGACTTACTGTTATAGGTGGGCGGAATGAGCAGGGGAAGACCTCTGTGCTTGATGCGATATGCTGGGCTCTGGGCGGTGAAAAGTATCGTCCATCTAAGGCTCAGCGCGAGGGAGCGCTTCTGCCTCCAAACCTTAAAGTTACTCTCAGCAATGGCATAATTGTTGAGCGAAAGGGCAAGAACAGCAGTTTGAAAGTCACTGATCCTAACGGCAACAAGTCCGGGCAGCAGCTTCTGAACAGTTTCCTTGAACCTCTTGCGCTGGATCTTCCACAGTTCATGAATAGTACTAATAAAGAGAAAGCAAATACATTGCTTCGGATAATCGGTGTTGGTGACAAGCTTTTTGAGCTGGAGCGTCAGGAAAAAGAAATGTATAATAAGCGTCATGCTATCGGACAGATAGCCGATCAGAAATCAAAGTACGCAGCAGAAATGACAACTTACGAAGGTGTACCTGAGATACCTGTATCAGCTTCTCAGCTTATCGCTCAGCAGCAGGAGATACTTGCTCGTAACGGTGAGAATCAGCGCAAGCGGCAGCTCAAAGCGCAGTATGACTATGAACTTGAACAGGCACGTCAGGCACTTGATGAAGCCAAGCGACGTTTTGCACAAGCTCAGTCCAATGCTCAGACTGCGGCTATGTCTGCTGAAAATTTGGAGGATGAATCCACTGCTGAACTTGAAAAGAACATAGCAGATATCGAAGTGATAAACGCAAAAGTCAGAGCCAATCTTGATAAAGAAAAAGCTGAAGAAGAAGCCAAGGGATACCATGAGCAGTATGATACTCTGTCTGTACAGATAGAGGATATCCGCAAAGCAAAGTATGATCTGCTCCATGGCGCAGATCTTCCGCTGCCGGAACTGTCAGTTGAAGACGGAGAACTTACCTACAAAAGTCAGAAATGGGATAATATGTCAGGTTCTCAGCAGCTAAGGGTAGCTACGGCTATTGTAAGGAAACTCAATCCGGAGTGCGGTTTCGTTCTGCTGGACAAGCTGGAGCAGATGGATATGCAGACGCTCACAGACTTCGGCAGGTGGCTGGAAGCTGAGGGCTTGCAGGCGATAGCTACAAGGGTAAGCACCGGGGACGAGTGCAGTATAATCATCGAGGACGGATATATAGTCGGCACTTCTCTTATTGAGAAACCTTTAGCAGAATCATCTACGCAGCCATGGAAAACAGGTACATTTTAAGGGGTGATAAACAATGGATTTTGAAGAGATCAACGGAATTCAGACGGGCAGTGGCTTGAAAGTTGTAATTTATGGACAGGAAGGAGTAGGAAAATCTACTCTTGCTGCCTCATTCCCTGGCGCTGTATTTATTGACTGTGAAGGCAGTACGTCGCGTATGAACGTCCGCCGCCTGCCAAAGCCCACGAGCTGGCAGATGTTCACAGATGAATTTGAGTATATACTTGCCAATGCCGCAGCCAAAGGGTACAAAACAGTTATAGTTGATACCTTTGACTGGGCAGAGCGCCTTGCACTTGACGCGCTTTGCGCTGAATACAAGGTCAGCGGCATTGAGGGGATGAATTACGGCAAGGGATGGGAGTTCGAAAAGGAGATGATAGGGCGATTCCTCGACAGGACAGATCGTCTGATCGCTGCCGGTATCAATATAGTGCTTCTCTGCCACGCTATCACACGCAAAGCAACTCTCCCTGAGGAAATGGAAGAGTTTGATCACTGGGAACTGAAGCTTGGAAACAAGACTACTAACAAAATAGCACCTCTGCTGAAAGAATGGAGTGATATGACATTGTTCCTTGCGTTCAGGACGAATGTTGAAGCAGTCGATGATAAGGGGAAGAAGCACAAGGCAACATCTTGTCAGCGTGTTATGTACACTACCAAGACAGCGTGGTGGGATGCTAAAAATCGCTTCGGCCTGCCGGACAGACTCCCCCTTGCGTGGGAGAGCATTGCACAAGTATTCACACCTGCAGCATCTCACTTTATTGATACTGTGCAGCCGGCGCAGTCGTTTGCACAGCAGGTTATCAGCAGTGCTCGGGCTGCCGGAATACCAACAGATACGGTCTCACCTGAGGATTTTGAGCAGATATATCCTCCGATTGAAGATGAGGCAGCCAATAAGGCATATGAACGTGTCACCGGCATACCGGAGGCTCTGGCTGACCTTATGCAGCGGTCAAATGTTACTGCTCAGCAGATAGAGTATGTCAGCATTGACATAAGGCATTATATGGCTCAGGGCATGAAGATCCAGCAGTTCCCTCAGGACTACCTTATGTACCTGACGACTATCTGGGATCAGGTAGTATCGCTCATTCAGCAGAACTGCAAAGATTATGTACCATTCTGAATGAACTTTTAGTTTTACGTTTTTGAAGGAGGAGAAGATCAATGGAAAACTATTCAAACCCATATAACAGTTATCAGCAGCAGGCTCAGGCAAGCGGTGCCCTCGGCTGGGATGACGAGATCAAGGAAGAGGGCAACGGCTTTACACTGCTCCCCGAAGGTGATTACATCTTCATGATAAAAAAATTCGATAAAGCTCGGTATGACGGCGGAGAGAAGATACCTGCCTGCCCTAAAGCTATCGTTACTTTCAGCATCAGCACGAATGACGGAAAATGTGTTGATCTTCAGGAAAACTTTCTGCTTCATAAAAAAATGGAGTGGAAGCTGTCTGAGTTCTTTGCTTCGATAGGAATGAAAAAGAAAGACGAACCGGTGCGTATGCTCTGGAGTCAGGAGCTCATCGGAAAGCAGGGCGTGTGTAAGGTTATCGTGCATAATTATAAGAAGGACGGCGAAGACAGGCAGACAAACCGTATCGACAAGCTCTATCCAAGTTACGATCAGCCTTTGCTTCCTTCTCCGGTGCAGCAGTATGCACCACAGCAGACACATTACCAGCACCCTCAGCAGCAGAGCTGGGATCAGGGAAAGTTCTGAGGTGATATGATTGAAACTCAGACCATATCAAGAAGAAGCACGTCAGGCGGTCTGGGATGAATGGGATTCGGGCAGAGGTAAAACTCTGCTCGTTTTACCAACAGGATGTGGAAAAACTATCGTTTTTGCTTCGATTGCCGAAGACTCAGTTAAGCGCGGAGAGCGTGTACTGATCCTTGCACACAGAGGCGAACTTCTTGACCAGGCAGCTGACAAAATAATGAAAGCTACCGGACTTGGATGTTCGGTAGAAAAGGCAGAGCAGAGCTGTATAGGACAGTGGTACAGAGTTACCGTTGGCAGTGTTCAGACACTTATGCGAGTAAAACGACTCGAACAATTCAGCCGTGACTACTTTGATACTATCATCATCGATGAAGCACATCATGCTATTTCTGGCAGTTATCAGGTGATTCTCGAATATTTCAGCAGTGCCAAAGTACTTGGTGTGACAGCTACTCCGGACAGAGGCGATCAGAGGAACCTTGGAAAAGTTTTTGACTCCCTTGCCTATGAGTACACACTGCCTCAGGCTATCAAAGAAGGCTATCTTGTTCCTATTAGAGCACTTACTGTGCCTATAAAGATCGATTTCACAAAGGTGGGAACTTCGGCTGGTGACTATAAACCCGGCGACATAGCAACTGCTCTTGATCCTTACTTGGAACGCATTGCAGATGAAATGCAAAAACACTGTGCAACGCGCAAGACAGTCGTTTTTCTGCCGCTTATAAGGACCTCTCAGAAGTTCAGGGGCATACTCAACAGGCACGGTTTCCGTGCTGCCGAGGTCAACGGCGATTCAGATGACCGTGAACAAATACTGAGCGATTTTGCAAATGGAAAATACAACGTTCTCTGCAATTCCATGTTATTGACCGAGGGATGGGACTGTCCGGATGTTGACTGTATCGTGGTACTGCGATCAACAAAAGTGCGCTCACTGTACTGTCAAATGGTTGGACGCGGAACTCGCCTTGCAGATGGAAAAGATCATCTGCTATTGCTTGACTTCCTCTGGCACACAGAGCGTCATGAATTATGCAGACCTGCTTGCCTTATTGCTGAAACCCAGGAAGTCGCTGAAAAGATGACAGAACAGATAGCAGCGGCAGGGTGTCCGGTTGATATTGAAGCTGCTGAGAAGACAGCTTCTGAAGATGTTGTTCGTGATCGCGAGGCAGCACTTGCAGAAAAACTCGACAAAGTGAAAAAAAGAAGCTCCAAACTTGTGGATCCAATACAGTATGCTTTGAGTATACAAGATAACGCACTCAGCAGCTATGTGCCTGCATTCGGATGGGAGACCGGTCCTGTAAGTGGATCACAGAAAAAAGAACTTGAAAAAAGAGGCATAGATCCTGTTGCTGTAGATACAGCCGGACGCGCAGAAAAGATCCTTAAAGCCTGTGCTCAAAGGCAACTTGCAGGACTGGCGACTCCTAAGCAGATAAGAAGGCTCGAACACTATGGTTTCCAGCATGTCGGAAACTGGACATTCACCGCTGCTGCAAATATGATACAGCGGATAGCTTGTCTGGGTTGGAAACGCGTTCCTAATGGTGTAGATCCTGCCACCTACATACCACAGGAGACTTAAATGAACTACAAAAACGATAACCTAGACGAATTGCTTGAATATATTGATCCGTCTGAACTGAGTTATCAGGACTGGATCAATGTGGGAATGGCATTGAAAGATTCCGGTTATGATGTATCGGTTTGGGAAGCGTGGTCAGCTCGTGATGCAGCTCGCTATCATTCAGGCGAATGTGATAAGAAATGGCGCGGATTCAATGGTTCGGATACTCCGGTCACTGCCGGAACGATCGTAAAAATGGCTTTTGATGGCGGGTATCATCCGACTTCCAAGGCTCCCGACAAGGTTCTCGGATGGAACGACGTCATCGGCGAAGATTACACTGTTACTTCAGCTGAGGATACACAGGAACTACCTATCCAAGAACCGGCTGTCTGGGATCCGGCTCAACAGATACGCCGTTACCTTGAAGCCCTTTTCGATATGAATGACATAGTAGGTTATGTCACAGAGGTCTGGAAGGACGACGCCGATGGAAAATACAAACCGAAATTAGGCAGCTATGACCGTACAGCCGGTCAGCTCCTTCAGGAACTCTCGAAATACAATGGTGATATTGAATCTGTATTCGGCACTGTCAATCCGGAATGTGGTGCGTGGATACGCTTCAATCCGCTGAACGGTCAGGGTGCAAAGAACGATTGTGTAGCTGATTTCCGGTATGCACTGGTAGAATCGGACAGTATCCCTGTCACACAGCAAAACGGTATTATGCACGATCTTAGGCTTCCCATTGCTGCACTGGTATTCACCGGCGGAAAGTCTCTCCATGCAATTGTGAGAGTTGAGGCAGGCAGCTTCAAGGAGTATCGTGAACGTGTTGATTTCCTGTATAAGATCTGTGACAAGAACGGGCTCCACGTTGACCGCAACTGCCGGAATCCTTCAAGACTTTCACGTCTGCCGGGAGTCATGCGTAACGGAAAGAAGCAGTACCTTGTCGAGACCAATACCGGGTTCGGAAGCTGGAATGAATGGAAAGAGTGGATAGAATCAGTAAACGATGATCTTCCCGACTTTGAGAATATGACAGATGCTTGGGAGACAATGCCGGAACTTGCGCCGCCGCTTATTGAGGGTGTACTCAGACAAGGACACAAAATGCTGCTGGCAGGTCCATCCAAAGCGGGAAAATCATTCGCACTCATCGAACTTGCGATCGCTATAGCTGAGGGAAGACAATGGCTTGGCTGGCAATGCGCAAAGGGGAAAGTGCTGTATGTGAACCTCGAACTCGACAAAGCATCCTGCCTTCACCGTGTTAAGGATGTGTATACTGCACTCGGAATACCGCCTCAGAATCTGCATAATCTCCGTCTTTGGAATCTGAGAGGACAGACAAAACCAATGGACAAGCTCGCGCCATCTCTTATCTGGAGAGCCAAGAGAGAGCGGTTCCTCGCTGTCATCATTGATCCTATTTACAAGGTCATTACCGGCGATGAGAATTCAGCCGATCAAATGGCGCACTTCTGCAACCAATTCGATAAGGTATGTACGGCACTCGGCTGCGCTGTTATTTATTGTCATCATCACTCTAAAGGATCTCAGGGCGGTAAACGTTCTATGGACAGAGCTTCCGGCTCTGGAGTATTTGCCCGTGATCCAGATGCGCTGCTCGATATGGTAGAACTTGACCTTACTGAAAATATACTGAAGCAGCTGAAAAATACTGAGGGATGTGTCGTTTGTTCAGAATATCTGAGCAGATATGCTCCTGACGTGATACGGAATGCTTCTCCGGACGAACTGCTGAGCCGGAATGCCGCTCTGAAGATATGCTGCGACAACTTATCCCATGATATCTATGATTCACTTAAAGAAGCTCTCTATGCGTCTGACAGCCGCGTCGAGCAGCTAACTGCATGGCGTATGGAGGGCACGCTCAGAGAGTTCCCGAAGTTTCAGCCGAAGAATATGTATTTTAAATATCCTATTCACGAAGAAGATAGAATTGGAGTACTGAAGGATTTGCAGACAGACGATACGCTCGCTCCTTATCAGAGAGGAGCAAAGAGAGGTGCAACAGCCCGGCAGCGTTCTGAAAAGGCTAAGACTGCTGATAAGAATGCAGAGCTTATCAACACATTCAGCGCCTGCAATGTCAACGGTGAGGTGACTCTCAAGGAAATGGCAGAATACATAGGTTGTGAGCCTCAGACAGTCAGAAACAGACTTAAACATTCAAACGAATTGTACGTTAAAGACTCAAAAGTATTCAGAAAATAGTTCATCGCTTTAGTGTGTAAAAATCAGTGTAAACACCCTATATATAATATATAATTTTACACTTACACTACGAACAATGTAAATGAGGTATACATGTAAAATGGCTTTAAAAGCCAGCCATTTTACATTAGTACCTATTCATTTACAAGCGCGAAATAGAAAGGAAGATTTTATGACTTATACAGCAGAAGAAAGCAGAAGGCACCTTGAAAACAACAAGAAGAGATTCTGCCCGTTGTCGTTTTCTTCAGGAACTGAAATGATGTACTGTCAGACACTTGATTGTATGCTCTACGATGACGAGATACATGAGTGTGCGCTCGGCAGAAAGACCTATCTCGATGAGGAAGAAGATGATGCTTGAATTTTTCATTGATATGATACCGCCTACAGCTACACACCAGCAGAGAGGCTGTACTATCGTGAATGGTAAACGTAAATACTATGACAGGAGCAACGGCGATGCTGAGCAGAAGCTGTCTGCTTATCTTTCACAGCATAGACCAGCTAAACCATTTACAGGAGCATTACAAGTAATAGTCAAGTGGTGCTTCCCGATAAAAGCTAAACATAAAGACGGAGAGCCTTATACTAATAAGCCTGACGCAGACAACCTCTGCAAAGCTCTCTATGATATTATGACTAAACTCGGCTACTGGAAAGATGACAGTCATATCTACAGCAGTATAACCGAGAAGTTCTGGGCTCATCGTCCGGGACTATATATCAGGATAGAGGAGGCGTAATATGAAGAGTTTACTGATTCAAGCCACCGAAACGATCCAGCGTCTGGGCTCAGCAGCTCAGGACTGCAAGAGCTGTGCGAGACTGCCGCTGTGCAATGCCTACAAGGACGGCGACGGCTTAGGAAACTGCAAATACAAGTGGATCCATGAGGACGAGGTAAGGAGGCTGACTGATGAGCCGTGAAAACATCTGCTCTCAGCAAATACATTGCCTGAGCTGTCCGTTGTCTGTGATGAGGACAGGCACGGACTGCCGGGAGCTGAGTGCGGAGGAGATACGGGAAATTATGGAGGAGGTAAATGAGAATGAGTGACACCTACATGCTCTACATGGCGAGCCTGCAAAAGAGGCTCGATGCAGCCGATGAGGAGAACCGGAAGCTGAAGGAGCTGCTGCGTGACATTCAGCCGCTCATAACCGGGGCGCTGTATGTGAACTACAAGCAGACCAAGGCAGCGGACGAGGTCTACGACAGGATAGTGAAGGCATTGGGAGAGAAGCGATGACTGAGACCGAACTGACTACAAGGCACTGGCTGAACCGTGCCTTCTATGCGGATAAGAAAGCAAAGGCACTGGAAATGCTCGTCAGGCAGTGCAGAGAACGCGCTGAGGGGCTTTCGCGATGCTTGGAGGGTAATGACAAGGGCAGGAGCGACGGCGCTGAAAACGGTACGGAAAACGCTCTCATGAAACTTGCGGAAATGGAGAGAAAAGCGGATGCCCAGAGAGTCGAGGCAGTGAACGTCTCGGCAGAGATACAGACGATCATCTCCGGACTTCACGACGATGACCTTGAAGCTGTTCTGATACACCGTTATCTTCTTTTCGAAACCGTAGAGCAGACTGCCGAAAGCATAGGGTATGATCCGCGGACGGTTATGAGAAAAATCAAGAAGGCAATAGAAAAGTTGTCACCAAATGTCATTGAATGTCACCCTGTAGATGTGGTATAGTGTATACATAGAGATCAGGCAAGAGCCGGGAGCTCAGGAATTTCCTTCCGCTCAGCCTGCTCTCTGTCTCCTTTCTTTTGTTCTCACATCATGATCTTATTTTATCTGCCGGTGACGGCAGACTTCTGGCAGAGTAGAGCAATTGTGGCAGCTCGCTGGGTTCATACCCCAGAGGTTACGGGTTCGAGTCCTGTCTCTGCAACCAGAACACACGCCATTGGATGAATACCTTGCGGATACGCTCTCCTTCGGGAGGGCGTTTCTGTTGCAGAAAGGACGGTGTTACCGTGAATGAAAGACAGAAGAAATTTGCCGAGTGCCTTCTTGCGTGCGGCAACCGTACCGAAGCCGCGAAACAGGCAGGTTACAGCGAAAGTTATGCAGAGCACCGATCAGATGAGTTGTGGAGAAATGTGGAGATACAGGAGTATTACAAGCAGCTTGTAGAAAAGGCACAGGACGAGCGGATCCTGACCGCTAAGGAACGACAGGTAATGCTGTCGGATATTGCCCGTGACGGAGCTCTGACGCAGGACAGGCTCAGGGCGGTGGACATTCTCAACAAAATGACAGGCGAGTATGTGACGAAGATAGAGGGAAGTATCTCTGCCGAAGTCAGCGATCCCTTCAAGGGACTGACTACCGAGGAGCTGAGGAAGCTTGGCGGAGAGCCTCCGCTGGCAATTTCGCGGCACGGTGATACAGGTGCGGAAGAGACTTCCGCGAACGATAAATGATCTGCACCGTTTACGATATGGAGCTCATCAGGCTGGGCGCCCGGATCGAGCTTGCCCGGCGCAGCTTCTGGGACTACTGCCGGCTGAAAGCTCCCGACTTCTACAAGCCGTCACGGAGCTTCCTTGCCGGGCTCTGCAATGAGTTCCAGAGCTTCCTTGAGTCGGATGATAAAGCATTGATTGTGAATCTTCCGCCGCGACATGGCAAGTCGAGAACAGCCTGCTGCTTTGCTGAGTGGTATCTGGGGCAGGACATCAGCCGCAAGATCATGATCGGTTCCTACAATGAGACACTGTCAACGATGTTCAGCAAGAACGTCAGGAACACTATCTCCGAGGTCAAGGCTGATAAGTACAAGGCTGTATTTTCAGACGTTTTCCCGAAGGTACGCATCAAGCCCGGTGACGGCGCTATGAATCTCTGGTCTCTGGAAGGCGGCTACAACAACTACCTTGCGACTTCTCCCACAGGTACTGCGACAGGCTTTGGCTGCACGCTGATGATAATTGACGATCTCATCAAGAACGCCGAGGAAGCCCACAATGAAGCGGTGAAGCAGAAGCACTGGGAGTGGTTCACCAACACTATGCTCAGCCGCCGTGAGGAAGGCGCAAAGGTCATTATCATCATGACACGCTGGGCGACTGACGACCTTGCGGGAAGGTATCTTGAGTTCTGCAAGGCGGAGAATATCCCTCACCGTCATATCTGCATGAAGGCATGTAACGGTACAGAGATGCTCTGCCCTGAGATCCTGAGCTATGACAGCTATCAGGCTACTGTCAAGGCAATGGGTGCGGAGATCGCATCCGCCAACTACCAGCAGGAGCCTGTGGACATCAGGGGCAGGCTCTACAGCTCGTTCAAGACCTACACAGAACTGCCGCCCTTCTTCGAGGGTATCTACAGCTATTCCGACACCGCCGATGATGGCAGCGACTGGCTGTGTTCAATTATCTGGGGAGTGTATCAGCGCGAGGCATACGTTCTGGACGTGTATTACACTCAGGCTCCTATGGAGGTCACTGAGCCGGAGACCGCAAAGCGCCACAAGGAGCACTCCGTAAATAATGCAAGGGTTGAGTCTAACAACGGCGGCAAGGGCTTCGCCCGGAACGTCAAGCGCATTTCCGAGGAGGAGCTGCACAACTTCCTGACCGTCTGGAAGTGGTTCCACCAGTCAGGCAACAAGAAAGCGAGGATCCTGACGTACTCGTCATGGGTCATGCAGCACATATATTTTCCGGTGAACTGGCGTGACCGTTTCCCGGAATACTTTGACGCAATGATGAGATACCAGCGTGATGGCAAGAACGCTCATGACGACGCTCCCGACGCTACAACGGGAGTCGCCGAGACAATGCAGATGTTAGGAGGTTGAATATGGGGATAGGAGGTTGGTTCAAAAAGAAAATGCAGACATGGCTTGAAATAATACCGCCGACTACGGAGCAGGCGATAGTCATACAGCGAGAGCACACAAGGGAACTTGAAGTCCTGCGGTCGCAGCTGTGGTATCAGGGTGATGCAAATGAACTCTTTCAGTTTTTCCACCAGACCGAGACCGGGACAGGAGCGTTCTGGGCGACTGCTCCGGCGACAAGCAAGATCAGGAAGATTCACTCAGGGCTTCCGGCGGTCATGGCTGACACTCTGGCGTACATCGTCAGCTCAGACCTTGACGGCATCGAGGCTCCTCCTGAGTGGGATGAGATCGTCCGGAAGATAGATTTCAAGAAGCTGGTGGGACAGTCGGTGTGCGACGGTCTGGTCAGCGGTGACGGCGCCTTCAAGCTCTCGATCGACACGGAGCTCTCGGAATATCCTATCGTGGAGTTTATAAGCGGAGACCGTGTGGAACTGGAGCAGCAGCGTGGAGTGCTGAAAGCGGTGGTCTTCCGCACCGCCTACACCGTAAAGTCTGCCCGGTACATCCTCAACGAGCGCTACAGCCGGGGCAGGATAGAGACTACTCTGACCGACTACAGCGGCAACGAGGTCTCTCTGAGCAGAGTTCCGGAGCTGGCTGACATACCGCCTGTCGTTGAGTTCACCGGCGACTACATCATGGCAGTGCCGGTCATGTTCTACGCCGACAAGAAGCATCCCGGACGGGGCAAGAGCATTTTCAGCGGCGGAAAGTCACAGTGCTTTGACGCTCTGGATGAGGTAATATCACAGTGGCTGGACGCTGTCCGTGCCGGCAGAGTGGTCAAATATATCCCGGAGAGCCTCGTTCCCAGAGATCCTAAGGACGGCAGCCTGATGAACGTCAGCAGCTTCGGCGCTGAGGTGATCCGGATACGGGGCAATCTCAATGAGGGTGTCGCCGATAAGGTGGAGATCTCTCAGCCGGACATCAAGTACGAGGCTTATGTCAGCACCTACACTCAGGCGCTGCTGATGTGCTTGCAGGGCATTCTTTCTCCTGCGACTCTTGGCATCGACGTGGGGAAGATGTCCTCCGGAGAAGCTCAGCGTGAGAAGAAGGACGTCACCGGCGATACCCGGAACACGATCACATCAGCTCTGGAGAAGATCCTTCCACAGCTCATTAACGCGGTGCTCATGACTTACGACAATATGCGGGGCAGCTCTCCGGAGCAGCGTGACGTGAGCGTGACCTTCGGCGAGTACGGAGCTCCCGACTTCGACAGCCGTGTGGAGACTGTGGGCAAAGCAGCTGCATACGGCGTAATGTCGGTCAAGACTCAGGTGGACGAACTCTGGGGCAGTTCCAAGGACGACGAGTTCAAGGAAGCTGAGGTGCAGCGCATCATGTCAGAAAAGGGACTGCTGACCGCGAACGCGCCCTCTGTCGGTGATATGTAATGCTGGGACTCAGCGGCATCGTCCGCATATTTGAGGAGATAGAGCAGCGGCTCATAAGGTCGCTGAAGCGCAACCTCTCCCGGCATAAGGAAGAGGAGGAGCAGGAGGAGAAGCAGTGGAGCAGCTGGCAGGCAGAGAAGCTCCGCAGCCTGGAGAAGTTCCGCAGAGAGAATGCTGCGATCATGGCGGAGTACACCGAGCAGATCGACAACGAGACACGGCAGGTCATGGAGGCGGAATTCTCCCAGGGCGTGAATAGCGTTGACGTTCCGCCGGCTGTCCCTGCGGAAGATGCCCCGGCAGAGATACAGCCGGAACCGCAGTTCTTTGGAGTGGACACCACAAAGGTGAACAAGCTCATTGAGGACGTGACCTATCTGGAGAAGAATGCCGAGACCGCAGCACTCAGGCTTACAGATGACGTCTACCGTCAGACAGTGAACCGTGTACAGCTTGCAATGAGCACCGGCAGTATGACCTTGCAGCAGGCTATTGACATTGCCGTGAAGGACTTCCTCGATCAGGGCATCAACTGCATCGTCTACCGGGACGGACGGCGTGTGAATATTGCCGACTACGTCCGCATGGCTCTCCGTACTACGGCGACCAGAGCGGCGCTGCAAGGCAAGTCCGCAAAGTACAAGGCTCTCGGCTATGATACAGTGCAGGTCAGCAGCTACGGTATGTGCAGCAAGACCTGTGAGCCGTGGCAGGGACGCATCTACATCGAGGACACGTTCAGCTTCTGGGACGGCGAAGTCAGGGAGCAGGGAGGCATTCTGTGGGGAAAGTCCAACTACTGCGGCAAGTGGTTTCCGCTGATGAGCAGCGCCATAGAAAAGGGACTGTTTCACCCGAACTGCCGGCACAGCATAAGTCTCTGGCGTGACGGTGATCCGCTGCCTGCAAGCGTGGACAACTCCGACTCAGAGCGCCGGTACAAGCTGGAACAGCAGCAGCGAGCCCTTGAACGTGAGATACGCAAGGCAAAGCGGAAGGTCAACGGCTTCACGGATCCGGAGAACATCAGGAAAGCTAAAGCCGAGCTCAGACAGGCTCAGAAAGAGCTGAAAGACTTCATCGAACAGACCAACGCAGCTGAGGGCGAGACAGTATTGAAGCGCGACTATGGAAAAGAGACATCTTACGGTGCTGCTGAGTTGACAGAAAAGGAAAAAGCTGATATAATTAAACAAGAGGAAGAACAGCGTAAAAGAGCTGCTGAAATACGCAAAATCAGAGAAGAAGTTATTCCTCTTATGCCTACAGATAAGCTTGTTCCAAGGCAGGATATACATCGAGTAGGTACTAAGATGTATGAAGAACGAAAAGCCAGTTTGAAAGCAATTAAGCAACACGGACCGCCATATCTCACCATTTCTGATGATGAAGTTTTAGAATTAGTAAACCGTTACAAAGGCACAGGAGAAATAAAACTTAGTAAAAGAAGCGGAAAATGGGATAACGAAGAAACAATACTCACAAACGATAAGGTTATCGGTATTGCAGTAAATAACCTCAATGGTAAAACTGCTGAAACAACAGTATTTAGAATTCATTATAGCAAGAATGGTGTTCATATAGTTCCGGACTATCCAAGTAAGAAAAGGAAGGTGAAAAAGAAATGACAATGAAGGATATTGAGAAATTTTTTGATTTTGAAACAAAGGTGAAAGTAATTACAAAAGATAACGCAGAAAATGTTGGAATAATTACCGGAGTTGTTAATGGCTTTGATACTTCCTCTGGTAAAGACGAAATAGAATTGGATATGGATACTCATTACTTGGGTATTGAAATATCGGATATTAAAGCAATTGAAACATTATCAAAAACCGCCCAGCAATGAGCGGTTTTCTTATGCCCATTTGAAGGAGGTGAGGAGAATGGAATATGAAGTGATTTACAATGGAGCTGACGAAGAAGGCATTGAAGTCAAGAATATGCTTCAAGACTTTTTGAATATAGTTTCTGAATCAGGTGAAAGCCTGTTTAAAGAATAAAAGCATTTGCAACAAGTTTGAAACTAAGTTGCAAGTGCTATTTTTATACCCAAATACAAGGAGGAATGAACATGGACAACGAGAAGAAGGCTCCCGAAGAGGAGAAAGAAAAGGACAAGAAGTCCGAGGCAGAAAAGCCGGAGACCGAAACAGCCGCAGAAACGTCTTCAGAAGCCACGGAGGAGCAGGCAGAGGAAACTGCACCGGAGACCACCGGGAAAGCTGCTGAGAGCGAAACTGAGCAGCCTGAGGAGGCACAGGAAGAGCCTGCCGATCCTGCCGCTGAGTTGGAGATGCTCAGAGCTGAGAACACAAGGCTGAAAGCTCAGCTTGAAGCTCACAATGCAGGCTTCAAGCCTGAGTACATCGAGGACGCTGTGCTCATCGCCGAGAATGCCGTGAGCCGCGACGGCATCACTATCACCGAGGCTTTGCAGGCAGTTGCAAAGAAGTACCCCGAGTGGAAGCATACCGCCGGCGACACAGGCAAGAGCGGTTTCAAGGTGGGAGCTGAGGCTCCGAAAGAAGACAACGCTGCGGAAAACGAACAGCTCGACGAAGCCTTCGGCATCCGCCGCAAGAAGTAAGAAAGGACTGATATTATGCCTAACACTATCAACTACGTTACCAAGTTCGAGACTAAGCTGAGAGACCTCTACGGTCAGGAGCTTACCTCGGACGCACTCTATCACTCGAATCTTGACATCAAGGTGACAGGTGCCAAGAACATCAAGATCCCCAAACTGACCGTTTCCGGCTATAAGGACCACAGCAGAAGCTCTCTCAGCTTCAATACCGGCTCTTATTCCAACGACTTCGAGGACAAGACTCTCGATCACGACAGAGACATCGAGTTCGGTGTGGATCCTATGGACGTGGACGAGACAAACACTGTCCTCTCCGTTGCCAATATCCACAGCCGCTTCGAGAAGACTCAGGCTATCCCTGAGCTGGACTGCTATACCTACTCCAAGCTCTACAGTGAATTCGTAAGAGTCGGCGGTACAGTCAAGACTACAACTCTGACTGCTGCCAACGTTCTCAGCGACTTCGACGACAATCTCGTAGCTATGGAGGATGCAGGTGTACCTCTCGACAGAGTGATCCTGTACTGCACAGCCGCATACAAGAAGCTGCTGAAAGAGTCCTCCGACATTCAGAGAACATTCAACGTCAACGGCAGCGGCGGTGCGGTAAACAGAACAGTTCATACTCTCGATGACATCACCAAGATCGTGACAGTTCCTTCGGCACGTCTCAAGACTAAGTTCGATTTCTCCGACGGCTGCGTTCCTGCTACCGGCACCGGCACAGCTGCAAAGAATATCCAGTACATCCTCATTGATCCCGAGTGTCAGGTGAGCCGTGTGAAGTACAGCTACATCCACTTCTTCGCTCCCGGTACAGACAGCCGCACAGCCGACAAGTACCTGTATCAGAACAGACGCTACAACGGCACATTCGCTATTGACCACCTGATGACACAGGGCTGCATCATCCACGCAGACGCATAAGGAGGGATACGATGAAAGCTATCAAGGATAACAAGGTCTACACTATTGACCAGAGCAGTAAGGCTGAGTACCTCGCAAGAGGCTTCGACATCTACGATGACGGCGGTGAAATGATCGCACGTTCACCTTCGGCAACTGTTCCGGCTTCACAGTACGATGAGCTTCTTGCCAAGTACGAGGAGCTGAAAGCTCAGAGTGAGCCTAAAAAGAAGGGAAAGTCAGGCGGTGAGCCTGATGTATCTGGAACCGAGTGAGTACAGCGGAAACATCCCGGCAGATGAGCTGGAGAAGCGGCTGAGAAGAGCCTGCCGTGACATTGACAGTCTGACGTTCAACAGGATAGTCAAAGCAGGATTTGAGAACCTTACTGAGTTCCGGCAGGGACTCATCAAAGAGGCAGTGGAGCTCCATGCTGACTTCTGCTATGATAATGCAGATCTGTTGGAGAGCCCTCTCTCGGCATACGCTATCAACGGTGTGAGCATGAGCTTCGACAAGTCGAAGATAGTGACTGTGGGAGGTGTAACGACTTCAAGCGAAGTATACAGCCTGCTCATGCAGACGGGACTTTGCTGCAGGGGGCTGAACGTATGAAGTATCCTCAGCTTGTGCCGGATAGAGTGTGTACAACTCCCATAACAGTGTACAGGGAGGGCGGTCTGAACCGTGACGGCTCTCCCAAGCGAACGGTGATATTTGAGGGAAAGTGCAACTACTCCGAAAAGACTTATCAGCGTATAACGGCGGATAAACAGCTTATAACGCTGAATGCAACTGCACTTTTCAACGGTGACATTGCTCCCGGCGTTGATAATATCGAGGGCGATGTCAATGTGCTCAGCGGCATACACCGCCGAATTTACGCAAGCCAGAAGTGCCGCAATCCGGACGGGACAGTGAACTATACCAGACTGGAGCTGATCTGATGAAAATATCCATAAAACTGGATCACGCAAAGATACGGCAGATAGAGCAGGCTGCGCTTGCATCAGCTTCCGAAACGCTGGAGGTTCTTTATACAGACCTTGTATCAGCTCAGACAATGCCCTTCGATACAGGTGATATGCAGAATAATCAGACTTTCGTTGAAAGAACTGAGACAGGCGCTGTTCTGATAACGGGCTCACCGCAGGCTCGGCGCTTATACTATCATCCTGAGTACAACTTCCAGCGCGGAAAGAACACAAATGCCGGTGCATATTGGCTCGAACCATACATCACCGGCAGCAAGAAAGACTTCGTGAAGGCTGAGTTCACAGAAATATTCAGACGGAGGACAGGTGTATGAACTATCTCACACTGCTTGAAACAGCCGATATGCTTGCGGATCTCCTTGACTTCGAGGACATCACAGCCGGCTGTATAGACGCATCTCTTGACAGAACTATCGGTGTGTATCAGCGCTCGGAGTTCGTACCGAGGGAGTGCATAGGGACAGACAGCAGCTATGAAACGACAAAGCTTCGCGTGCTTATACGCTGGGGCAAGAACCCCACATCTGCCGAGGGCAAAGCTGCTGAAATCGGCGAACTTATACAGGCACTCCGTGATATGCCTACAGCTGCGCATATCATAAAATTTGCGGACGTGAAAGCTGTCCGCAGCATTGGAAAAGACGAAAAAGGCGTCTGCGAATATGTTGTGGATGCCGATATCATTTACACAGAAAGGAATGAGGAATAATGCCCGATAATACAGTTTCAGGGGTATATCCCTGCTACGAGAATCAGTTCAGCATCGACATCACAGGCGGTGACGGTTCAACAGAAACAAACCAGAAGACTATAGCAGACATGGAGAGCTTTTCAGTGAGCATCGACGGCAACGTGGAGGAATGGTCTCCATATGATATGGAAGGCTGGATGCGACGTATGGTGACCGGCAAGAGCATCGGTATAACTGTAAGCGGAAAGAGAAATGTAGGTGACGCAGGCAGTGACTATGTTGCCGGCATTGCTCTCAAGACCGGAAAGGACTGTGAGACCACGGTCACATGGAACTTCCCCTCCGGCGCAAAGCTTGTTATACCGTGCGTTATCAATGTGACCGAATGGGGTGCAGGAGATTCACGCTCAGTTGCACCGCTTGCATTCGAGATACAGTCCAACGGCAAACCGACATTCACACCGGCATAATAAGAGAAATACAAGGGCGGAGCTCATCCGCCTTTTATATTCAGGAGGATATCATAATGGCTAAGATGTACACATTCGATAATAAACTCCTCTGCGGCTCTCCTGAGCTGCGTATAGGAGATAAGGTCTACAGCATAGACGACCGCAAGAACACTGTCAAGAAGGCGATGAAGCTTTTCAACAAGAGCAACGGCGAGGATAATATGGAGGCCTCTGACGAGATCCTGAAGCTCGCTTTCGGTAAACAGTACAAAGAGATAGAAGCAATGGACATGTCCTTCACAGCATATCAGGAGCTTGTACTAATAACAATTGCAGCGATGACAGGTCAGGAAGCCGATGACCTGAAGGACGGTGAGGATAAGGATTCCTTTCCCGAAGAGCAGTGAAACATGGTACGACCTTGACTATGACAAGGATCTTATCGCTCAGTCGATAGCTAAGCAGTACGGTATACTTCCGTCAGATCAGGAAGAACTGCACTACAGTGAATGGCTGTTACTGGTGAGCGGCATCATGGAGGATACGCCGCTTGGTCAGGTCGTACTTATACGCAGTGAAAACGATAAAAAACGTCTGAAGCACTTCACTCAGCATGAGCATCATATCCGTAATCAGTGGCAGAACTTCCGGGCAAGGCAGAAGCTGGAAGCCGGTGCTAAGCCCGAGGATACAGCAGTGATGTTTGAGAGGATGTTTGAGGTGATGTTCAGAAATTGACAAAAAATGCCCCCCTGTGATATAATAACCACGGAGAGCATTGCATACAGCGGCAAGGCGGTCAATCTTTCCTCGGGGACGAGGTGGTTGAGATGGAAATAATGGAATTACTAACTTTACTTATAGTTGTGATAGAAATTATCAAACTCAACAACAAAAAGAAATAACCGCCCCAGTTCCGAATAGGGCGGCTATTTCAATTTAGCTAAACTACAGAGGAGGACCGCTGAGCCATAAGGCTTATGCAGTGCTCTCTTCTTTTTTTATTATAACACCGATCATCATCATTGTCAAGCACCTGTATTCAGGTGCATTTTTAATGGATAAAGGAGGTGAGGATATGGCTGACAACAGTGTCGGAAGGATATCTCTTGATCTCGTCATCAGGGAAAAGATCAGTGAACAGCTCGAAAAGATAAAGGCCCGTGTAAGCACGCCCGCTGAGAAAATAGGTGAGACGGTCGAAGAAGCTATCGAGAAGCCTATGAAGAATGCCGGCAAGGCTGTGGCTGACAGTGTGAGCAAGGCTATGGAAGATGTCAACAAGGCTATAGATGACGGCGTTGACGATGCTGTGAGCAGGGCTGTAAAGCGTATGGAGGAGCAGCAGAAGGCTCTGGAAGAAACGCTGAATAAGCCGATCAAACCAAGAGTTGTTCCGGCAGGACCTAAGTTCATGCCTTACGATTCCGATAAGGTGACACAGGAAATAGAGGAGAACAATAAGAAGATACAGGAGAAAATGGTCAAGCCGGTCAAAGAAACGATAGAGAAGGTAAAAGAAAAACTGGGCGATGCAGAACTTCCGGCAGTTTCAACTGAAAAACTCGGCAGTGAGGTCGAGCGCACAAATACAAAACTTGGTTTGCTTCAAAAGAAATGGCAGGAACTATCATCTGTAGCTGCCGGAGTCGGCAGTAAGATCAAGTCCGCATCAGGCAAAGCGTTCAACCATATCAGGAACGTTGGCAGCAAGGCACTGCATGCACTTGGAAGCCGTTTCAAAGGTATAGGCAAGTCTGCGGCAGATTCGATGAAGCCTGTCCGCAAGCTTGGAAACACTCTGAAAAATACTTTCCGGAGGGTATTCCTCATAGCCGGTATATACGCAGCCTTCCGTGCCTTGAAGGACGGGTTCCTCTCAGCGGCAAAGGCTGATGAAGAATTCAACAAGTCCCTGAATGAGGTCAAAGCAAATCTTGCCATAGCATTCACACCTATAATGCAGGCAATCATGCCGGCACTCAACTCGCTCATGTCAGGTCTTGCAACGGTAACAAGACAGGTCGCTGCGTTTATAGCCGGTCTTTTTGGCACCACCTACAAGCAGGCAGCTGATGCAGCAAAAAAGCTCAAAGGCGTAACGGACGCAGCGAAGAAAGCAAAGCTGGCGACTGCCGGGATAGACGAGATGAATATACTTTCGTCCGGCAGTGATGAAAGTGAAAGCAGCTCCGGCATAGACTATAGCAAGATAGATATGTCTGAGCCGGAACTCCCGGACTGGGCTGAACTGCTGAAAAGTGCCATAAAGAAAGGCGACTGGTCAGGCGCAGGAGCTATTCTTGCTGATAGAGTAAACGCTGCTTTCAGCGCTGTCAACTGGGATTCTATAAGCGCCAAAGTCAATAATGGAGTCCGTAAGATCACCGACGGAATAAACGGCTTCATCGGTGCCGTGGACTGGAGCGTGCTCGGTGACGCTTTTGCCGGTGGGCTGAATACGATCACCGGGGCTGTTGATACATTCTACAGGACCGTCAAGTGGGACAAGCTCGGCAGCGGCATAGCAAGCGGGCTGAATCGTGCTATTAAAAAGACTGACTGGGTACAGCTCGGCAGTGCATTTGCAGGACGGCTGCAAGCAATGATAGAGACCGCTTTTGCCTTTGTGAAGAACTTCGACTTTGAAGCCCTCGGAAGCGGTATCGGTGACGCTGTGAACGGTTGGTTCGACCGGATAGACTTCGGCATGGCATCCCAGACGCTCTCGAAGGGTATCATCGGAGTATTCTCGGCGGCTTCAGCTGCTCTGAGACGCGCTGATCTTACCGGCATTGGGCAGAAGATAGCGTCATTCGTCAACAATATAGATATATCAGGTATCCTGAGCGGACTTGCCGGGACATTGAGTGATCTTGTGAGCGGCGCACTGGAACTGGCGATCGGCTTTGCGGAGAATACTGACTGGATAAGCGTCGGCGAAGGACTGATGAACGGGATCGCCGGAGCAGTAGCATCAGTAGACTGGGGCGGCGTCATATCAAAGGCGTTTGAGCTTCTCGGCTCGGCAATAGGCGGAGCAGCTGCACTTGCATCCGGCTTCATAACAGCTCTGTGGGATATCCTTGTCAAGGCATGGGACGGACTGAAGAGTTACTTCAATGAAAAGATCTCTGAGTGCGGCGGAAATGTAGCGGCAGGTATATTTGACGGCATCCTTACAGCGTTTGCGAATGTCGGCAACTGGATAAAGGATCACATATTCACCCCCTTTGTGGAAGGCTTCTGCAAAGCTTTCGGCATACATTCACCCTCAAAGGAAATGTCGGAGCTTGGCGGATTCCTTATCGACGGACTGTATAATGCTGTCTCCGAAGGCATCAAACGCATCAAAGAGATATTCGAAAAGCTCCTTGGCGTAATAAAAAACGTATTCTCAGGCATCGGCAAATGGTTCAGTGACCGTTTTTCGGAAGCATGGGACGGCATCGTGACGGTATTCAGCGGAGCAGGCAAATGGTTCAGCGACCGCTGGGACGATATCACGGAAGTCTTCTCTTCCGTTGGCGGATGGTTCGGCGACCGGTTCACTGAAGCATGGGAAGCGATAAAACTGGTGTTCTCAGATCCCGGAAAGTTCTTCCGGGGCGTCTGGTCAGAGATAAAAAAGGCCTTCGGCAATGTCCGCACCTGGTTCGGCAACACGTTTTCCGGCGCATGGGAAGCAGTCAAAGGCGTATTCTGGAAAGTAAAGGACTGGTTCTCAGATCATGTTCTCAGCCCTATAGAGAGCATAGCCGACGGGATCAAATCAGGTTTTGTCGGAGCTATAAACGCCATAATTGACGCGGTCAACTGGATAACAGGAAAGATGAGTGAGTTTTTATCATTCGAGATACCTGACTGGGTACCTGTAGTCGGCGGTAAGGAATGGAGCATATCCATACCGTCCATAGATCCTGTTCCACTGGCAGCCGGCGGTATAGCTGATGCACCGACACTTGCACTGGTAGGTGAATACAGCGGCGCTTCCACGGATCCGGAAGTGATATCTCCTCTTTCAAAGCTGAAGGATATGCTCGGGGACGGAGAGAACGGGCAGATCGGAGAGATCATCGAACTGCTCAACACGATAATAACACTGCTCAGAAACGGACTTTCAGCCGAATTAGTCGGTTCACTTTTCGGTTCGGAATTCCGCAGGGCAGTACTGAAGATAACAGCAGATGACAAGTCAAGGAGGTGGCAGTGATGCAGGCTTTGCTGTCAATAAACGGGATAGCACCGGCTGTTCAGCCGCTTACGGACAGCTTCTCGGCTGAGCGTTCTGATCTGCTTTCGGACAGTTCAGGGCGCTCGGCTGAAACGGGAGCCGCGATCCGCAGCCTTGTGCGGCAGGGCGTTTTCAAGCTTAGCCTCAAATTCAAAGGTACGACTGCGGAGATCGCTCAGGTGAACGGACTTGTAAGTGCCTTTACTCAGAGAGTGAGTTTCGTCTATCTCGGTGAGACTTATACTATCGATATGTACCCCGGCAACAGATCAGTCATAGAAAATGGAATGACAGCTGAACTAACTGTCAGTCTGGTACAGATTTAGGAGGCTGTCATGTACAATGTAACATCAGCATACAGGCAGCGGCTCATGAGCGGCGCGATGCAGCACATCCGGGGAACGTTCCGGGACATATCGGGCACGGATCACGAACTGACAGAAATAGTGGGAAGTCCGACATACAGCCGTCAGGCGGTAGAAGATCCGGAACGTTTCGGACTTGGAGAGATGTACGTCGGCAGCATGGAGCTGAGGCTTGATACTTCCGAGTCCGAGAGCGTGTTTGCTGGAGGCGAAGTTAGCCTTGAATTCGGGGTGAGCCTTGACGACAGCGACGAGCCGGAGATTGAGTGGATACCGCTTGGCGTCTGGGACATATCAGCTGAACGCGAGAGCAGCAGGACAGTTGTGCTTCACGGCACAGACCGCATAGCCCGGCTGAAAGTACCCACCGGCAGGGATGAGATAGGCGCGATAAATATCGCGGCGGCAATGCGCAACGTGACCGAGGTCACAGGAGTGGAATTTGCACAGACACCGGAGCAGGTAGTGCAGATGATAGACCGCAGTGTGGTCTCAACATTCGGAGTGGAATTCGCGGTGACCTGCTGGGAAGAAGTACGGATGATAGCGCAGCTGATCGGCGGATTTGCCTGTGCGGACCGCTTGGGACGGATAGAGTTCCGGAGGTTCGGAGGGGAATCGGTGACAATAACCGGAGACCAGCGGCACAGCATCACTCTCGGCGAGCGGCAGTGCGTGATAGCAGGCGTTTCATATACTGACAAAAACGGTAACACAGACACGGTGACGGACTATCCTGCATCTGACAGCGAATGCCGCATAACACCCGTCATCACCGGGAACAGGTACATTCTCAGCACACAGGACTGGTACCCGGGATTCTACAATGCGTGGATAGAGCCTATTGCGGAATACTACAGCCCGAAGTATCCGGCAAGGCACTGGTATCCGGGCACGGTGGAATACCGCGGTGATCCGGCACTGGACTTGGGCGACATAGTGATGCTGACAGGCGGCATTAAAAAGACGGGCTATGCAAATTTCCTCATCTGCGCGGAGAACTGGCAGTTCCGGGGAGTACACACGCTTATATCGGCAGGAGCTCCTGACAGCGCATCCGGCAGCACTTCCGGAGGTTCGTCCGGCGGAGGCGTTTCGGCGCTGACGCAGATAAACGTGACCAAGAGCATCCGGACAGTGGAGCCGGAGAAGTATCCCGGCAGCCTCTATGGCGCAGAGAGAACGATCGCCAGAGGCGGATTCTCATGCCGGAGTGAGACGTTCTGCTTTCTTTCAGCAGGACTGGTATTCGCCCCGGAAGAGGATTCAGAAGGCGGCGTGACGCTGTATCTTGACGGCATCGCTCAGGACTTCCGCCCGAGAGTGACACTGAAAGTTGACGAGCCGCAGACGGTGTTCTTCACCGTTCCCGCAAAGGTGCAGGGCGGCACACATACGCTTGAAGTCAAGGCCTTTGGCTCAGCTGAGACCGGAGATATCACAGCATATGTGTACGGGCAGGAGATCACTGAGGAGTCTCCGGAGCTGACAGGTGAGGAGGACTTCACCTACACGATCAGCAGCGGAAAAGCGACGGTGACCGGCTACCTTGGCAGCAGCGATTCGCCGGAGATACCTTCGAGGCTTGGCGGCGGCATAACAACTATCATCGGGAAGACTGCGTTCACCAATTCAGGGATACGCGCAGTCTGGATCCCGGAAGGAGTGGAGGAGATACAATGACAGGCACAGGAACGCAGAACGATCCGTATATCGTGGACACATGGCCTGATTTCGTGACGGCGGCAGGCACATCCGGTGCATACGTCAAGGTGGCTGATGATACGGTCTGGGATATGAACAGCATTGCACCGGAGGGATTAACACAATCGTTGCAAGTTAATGCAAGTGTTGACGGTAATGGTGTGAAAATCGTCAATCTGCATATTGAAAATTTATCTGCTGTAATAATAAATGCAAATGGGTACTTAGAAAACATTAATTTTACGGATGTCTTTGCAAAAGCAACGAATGGCAACTATTATTTCATTGGGCGCTCACAGAATGTCAAATCCGGGGAAGTCGGAAGGTACATTTCTATCACAGGAAAATTCTATGGATATGGTACAAGTGGCTCAAATAAAAGGATATATGCTATTTTCGGTAATGGAAGTGATACGTCTTTCACGAGTTGCTCTACCAATGTAGAACTATACGGCACAGCGCAGTTGTGCAAAGATACCGTCAACTCGGAAACTTATTCCCCTCTGCTTGTCAATTGTAATCTAAAATATGTTCGACTTCCGATAAGTGGCGTTTACGCATGGCAAAACCGCATCGCAGTTAAAAATTCTTGGGTGGAAGGTTCAGAGTATACAACCGTTTGCATTTCAAATTCATCAGAGAATAGTATTTTCAATGTATCAGCGTTCGGGAATATCACAGGTGGGAACAGCAGAACATGTCTGCTATGGAATTCTGACAAAATTGAATCGGGGGTGTCTGTATCAAGCGGCATCAAATTATGCTCGGAAGCTCAGCTTCAGGACGCTGCATATCTGGCATCCATAGGCTTCCCCATAGGAGTTGACTGACATGGCGTGGATAATGGGAGAGGACGGATTCCCGACCAATACGGACTTCATCGCAGTCCCCGAAAAGGCGATGCAGCGACCATACCCCGACGCCCTCTGGCGGATCGACGCCGACGTGAACGACGGCTTCCCCTACAACAAGCTTATCCCGGGGATGCTGCCGGAGCCACCTTCGGGCGCCTTCATGGATGCACACGATCTGGAGCAGGTATACATACCGACGACGTGCAGGAGAATAGGGGAGTTCGCCTTCACGAACACGGCGCTGAAACGTGTCCGGATACACCCGGACTGCACATATTTCCCCACCAGCTTCCCTCCGGGCTGCGTGGTAGAGTTCTACGGCGGAGGCGGAGAATACGGGCAGGCATACGACTCGGAGGGATACGCATGCGTGGACTCCGGGGGCGCACGCTGCTACATTAAGGAGTGATGATATGGGCGACCTTACAAGACATTTTACCCACACGACAGCGGAGATAGATGCGGCTGTGGACAAGACAGCCGGGACCTATACCTCAGCTGAGACAGACGCTCTTCTCACAGAAAAAGCAGATCAGTCAGATTTTGATGCACTGAGCGGCAATATGGAATCTTTATCTGCGACTCTGAAAAGCGTGATCGACACCGGACCGAAGAACCGCATCATCTTAGGCTTCCCGGCGACGACCAAAAGCGGAGTGACAGCGACGCCTAACGAGGACGGAACTATCACTATCAGCGGAACCAACAGCAGTTCATCTAATACCGTACTCGTGTTTGACCTGTGGGGAAGTGCTGCGTCAACGACGGACAATAAACAGAATCCCTTCACTCAGGACGGCGTGTACATCATGAAAGGCTCGGGCAGTGATAATGTCCGCATACAGTTCTATGGCTATAATGATGACTTGCAGCTGAATCTGCTCGCAAATTCCGCAAGCGATGTGGAGGTAACTATCAACGGTGCATACAAGTATTATGTTTTCCGCATCTGGATAAAGGGTTCAGCTGTATTCGATGATCTGACGCTCTATCCCATGTGCTGCCTGAAAGACCTGTATGATATATCGCCGGACTTCAAGCCATACGTCCCGACGAATGCGGAGCTGTACGCTATGATAAAGGAACTGGGAGGCGGATCATGAGCGACTGGACGGACATAGTCATTGCGGTCATAGCGGCAGCCGGCGGATTCCTCGGCTCAGTCGTCAGCAACAACAAGCAGGTGGCAGTTCTGAGCACGAAGCTGGACGGTGTCAAAGAGGAACTGAAACGGCAGGGCGAGCGCATCGACGCGCACAATCACCTGAACGAACGTCTGACTGCGGTGGAGATAACTCTGAAGGAGCGTGAACGGCATGAAAGAGCGAATTGCTAAGCTCATCGACGTAAAAACGCTGGTTACCTTCACGCTTACCGGTGCATTTACATATCTTGCAGTATGCGGTGAAATAGATCCGCAGATATTTATGTCGGTATACGCAATGGTTATCGGCTTTTATTTCGGAACACAGCGTGAAAAATCAAAAAAGGAGGGAAATGACAATGACTAAAAACGGCATTGATGTGTCTGAGTGGCAGGGCGACATAGACTGGAGCAAGGTCAGGACTGACTTTGTTGTGATCCGTGCAGGATACGGCAGGGAGATCACTCAGAAGGACAAGAAATTCGAGAGGAACTATTCCGGTGCCAAGAAAGCCGGGATACCCTGCGGCGCTTACTGGTACAGCTATGCAATGAACGAGGATGAGGCACGGAAAGAGGCTGCTGTCTGCATTCAGGTGCTCAAAGGCAGGCAGTTTGAATACCCGATATATATCGACGTGGAAGAGCAGAAGGTCATTGCTCTCGGACGCGATAAGGTCAGCGCGATAATCAGCGCTTTCCTGCTCGAACTCGAAAAAGCCGGCTACTATGCCGGACTCTATATGTCGGCATACAGCCTTGAGCATTGCACCACTGACTATATCAG